TCATCTTAGTAGTACTAGAACTCAAGGATTTACAGTGTGGGGCAGTGCAAGTATGGCTTACTATGTCACAATAAGTGATGTTGCTACTCATACTGCTACATCGTATACTTGGTCTACTGGTAGGTGGTATTACCTTACATTAAATCATACAAGTAGCACTAATGTTATGTTAACTTATATAAATGGTACTCAAGTAGATTCTGATACTCTTGATAATATTGCAGCTCACGAGGAATTTGATGAAGTTAGAATTGCTGATGGTGGTTATGGGGAATGGGATGGTAGAATTGGTAATTTTAACATTTGGAGTAAAGTTTTATCAGCAAAAGAAGTATTACAAAATTTTAACGCACATCGAAGTAGGTTTGGAGTATAGATATGGGAGCAAGTGGAGGACCAGATATAGTAACAAGAGGTCTGTCGTATTGTTTTGATGCGACTGATAAATCAAGTGTTACACTCGGACAAGGAGCTACCCACACGATAAATGATTTAGCTGGAAACGATCCAAGTTCTACAACTGGAGCACAATTAAATTCAGGCTCCAGTACACACTGGATGGATTTTACAGCTGATAGCATGGATATAGGAGCATTAACGGGATATGATCCTGCTGATACTGGAAATATGTACCAAACTATTGAATGTTGGTATAAACCCAATACAAGTGGAATGAAATCCAGTTGTTGTGATACAGTATTTGGTCGTTATCATTTGCGATTTTTTCAAATAGGTACTAATTTATATTTTATGTATGGTGTAGATGCGGATGGTGAGACCGCTGTTTATACACACCCTTCTCATACTGTAACTAATGATGTATGGCATCATGCTGTTGGTACAAGAATAGATGTATCAGGAACAAATCGTTTTAGGTTTTGGATTGATGGTGTACTAAAGACAGATCATGCTTACAATAGTTCATGGTATTTAAGGGATTATACAGGATCATCCTTTACTGTGAGTGCGGCTGGACACACAAACGTTAATATAGCAATTGCAAGAATATATAATAGGGGATTGGAAAATGATGAGGTTTTACACAATTTTAATATACAACGAGATAGGTTTGGAATATGAGGTTTAGAATAGTAGAAATAATAGAATCAGATATAAATCCAAATGATCAAGATTGTTTGATGACAGCTTTTAAGTATATGCTTGAAAATATAGATGATGGTAGTCGATGGATGGGTTCAAATACAAGACAAGATTGTATTGATTATATTGAAACTTTAGAAGATGCGGAGATAGTGGAATAATATGGCAACAAATTATGGATCAAAAACAAAAACAGCATTATCATTTGCAGTCGAGAGAGATAACTTACTTCAATGTTATGATGCATTCGAATCTACTGGGTCTACACATTGGCCTGATGTAGTTGGAACATATTCAGGTTCGCGTGCTGAAGGCAATCCAGTATTAAATACAACAGAAGGTGTAGGTTCGAATAAAATTAAATATTTTACATTTGACGGGGCAGGTGATTATTTTCATTTTGAACAATATGGACAACCAAATATTTGTTCACTATCTACGTGGATACGAATCAATGATACTAATGCTGAAGAAACTCTTTGTTCCCATATTAGTGGTGGTCCAGTTGGGACTTATTATTATATTATGAGCACTGGATATATGGCTTTTGGATATTATAATGCTCCGTGGACAACAATAGAAGGAACTGGATCAGTAGTGGATGATAATGTTTGGCATCATTGTGTTTGGGCAAGGAGTGGAACTAATCATAGGTTTTATGTAGATGGTAGTTTGGATACAAACCTCACAATGGATGTTGCAATGGGTGGTACAATTAATACCATAGGATCCAGATGGTCAGGTGGGCATCAATTTACAGGTGATATTGCACATTTTTCAATGTATAGTGTTCAGTTATCTGCGACACAAGTTTCAGATATGTATGAAGCACAACGACATAGGTTCGGAGTATAGTTATGTTTGAAAACAGAAAATATGTCATAATAAATACAAGTGAAACTGGATCAATTGATTTTTCACAAGTATTATTCAGAAACGCACAAATATTAACATTAAATGTTAGTGGAAGTAAAACATTTGTAAAATATGAAGACGATATGCCTTCATCTATAGATTCATTATCTACAAAATCAGTTGAATATACTAATACTGAAATTAGAAATATTTTAACTGGCAGTGAGTGGTCACATGGAATATAGAATCGAGGTTCGGAGTATAATAGCAAGAAATAAAAATTTCAAAGAAAAAAGTGAATTAGAGATATTTACTTTATATTTATAGTATAGTTATAAACAATAATAATAATAAGGAGAAAAAGTTATGGCAGATCAAGAGACAAAATTCTCAAAAGAAGAATTGAAATCTTTACAAGACCTACAAAACTCATACCAACAGAAACAACTACAATTTGGACAATTAGAGGTTCAAAGATTGTTAGTAACACAACAATTGGATGCACTTGATAGTGCAAAGACCAAATTAGAAGTTGATTATGGTGAAGTTCAAGAAACTGAACGAAAATTAGTTGCAGACTTGAATAAAAAGTACGGTCCTGGAAATTTAGATCCAGCAACAGGAGTATTTACTCCTACCCCAGTAGCCGAAGAAACTTCAGAAACTACTTAAAATAAACTCCCTCAAGTATATCGTTTGAGAAAGTTAGGCCATATTTATTGTAAATATTTATAGTCTAATTTAGTTATTTAAATTATAACATAATAGGAGAAATAAAATGGCAGAAAGAATCGTATCGCCGGGTGTATTTACTCGTGAACGTGATTTATCATTTCTTCCTCAAGGAATTGCAAACATTGGAGCAGCAATTATTGGACCAACTATTAAAGGTCCTGCATTTGTTCCAACCGTAATAAGAAATTTCCCTGAGTTTGAAGAAATGTTTGGAACTACGGATAAACGTTATTATACACCGTACGCGGTAGAACAATATTTAAGGAGCGCAGGAACTGTAACCATAGTTCGTGTGTTAAATACAGCTGGTTATTCAGTTGATTCACTTGCAATTAAAATTGGAACTACTACAGCCGCAGTAAAGGCAAGTGGTGATTTTACTTTAACAGGTACAATTGAAATGGGTACTGATAGTTGGGTATTAAATGATGCAGATGGTGTTAATTACTATTTTTTCGCATCAGAAGGTGGTGAAACGGATATTCCAGCAACTAATACCTATTTCTTTACTTCGGGATCAACCTTAGCAACTTCGGCAACTAATTTAGCAGCCGAAATGACTGGTAAAGGTGGAACGACTGTTACAGCAGCTGCTGCAAAAATAATAATAAGTGCATCAGATGCAGGTACAGCTGGAAATAGTATTACATTTACTTCTGGTAGTGCAACTACAACTCTTGTAGAAGGAGCAGATGCAGTAGGTGGTAGAACACTTGCAGTCTTAGCACCTTCTCGTGGTGGTTCAGATGGAACTGCAGATTTAGAAGCAAGTACTATTACTGGTAATTGGGCATCAGCTTCACTTGTATTGGATGGTGCTAATTGGGGTGCAAAGAGTTTAGTTTCAAGAACTTATGTTTTTGGATTTAATACTGGAAGTACTGACGCTTCATATATTGAAGATGTATTTAGTAAAGACGCACAAGTTCAAAAGTCTGGTCAAAATGCAGTATCAGCATATCTGTATAAGAACTTTAAGTATGAACAAAGTGGTAAGGTTTGGGATGCAGAGGATGAACTAAGTGTTGAAGATGGAACTTTGAATTTAGCAGTAACATATAATAACGCAGAAACACCATATATTCAATCACAACAAATCGATAGTAACAGATATGATTTATTTAAAGTTCAATCTCGTTCACATGGTAGTGATGTAAATAACAAATTTAAGATTGTTATTTTGAATGTAAAGAAAGCAGGTACAATTGCAGGTAGTGATTATGGTTCATTTTCACTTCAACTAAGACAAACTGGATTAAATGATAATAACCTAACTAAAGATAATATTTTAGAACAATGGGATAATTTGAATTTTGATCCAACAAGTCCAAGTTTCTTTGCAAGACGAATCGGTGATAGATATGTAACAATAGATGTAAATGGTAAATTAACCTACAATGGTGATTGGCCAAATCTATCTAAATATATCTATGTTTCTGATTTTCAACCAATAGCAGATAATGAATCACCAAAGACAGTTGTTCCTATGGGACACGCAGCAATTAATAATCCATTTGGTAGTGATGATACATCTGTTCCAACTTGGGCAATTCAAAATTCACAATCAAACGCACAAGGTGAATTTGACTCTAATGTTCCTTTTGGACATGATTATTCAAATGCAGACGCCGGAGAATACTTAGCACCGAATAATTCATTTGGTGATGGTTCTCATACTACTATGAGTATTGAAGATTTTAATGGTAGTGATGACGCATCTACACTTGGTGATACTTATTCCGCAGGAAATGAAAAGGTAACACTTATACTTTCTCATATTAAACAGAGAAAGTTTGTTGTTCCATTTCAAGGTGGATTCGATGGTGATAATCCAGCAGCTCCAAAACTTACAGGAGCAAATATCGTAGCAACGAATACACAAGGATTTGATTGTTCAACATCCACAACTGGTGGTTCAGTATCTTACAAGAAAGCAATTAACGCAGTAAGTAATCCAGATGAGTTTGATATCAATATGTTAGTAACACCTGGTATTATTCATGGAATACATTCAAAGATTACAAATCATGCAATATCTAAGTGTGAAGCACGAGGAGATTGTTTTTATGTAATTGATTGTGGTATTCAAGGTGGAACAATAGCAACTGCAACAAATGCAATTAGTTCACTTGATACTAACTACGCAGCAACCTATTATCCTTGGGTAAAGATTGTTGATAGGAGTACTTCACTTCCAGTTTGGGTCCCACCTTCAGTTGTTTTACCTGGTGTAATCGCTTACACGGATAAGGTAGCACATGAATGGTTCGCACCAGCTGGTTTGAATCGTGGTGGACTAACAACGGTATTAGAAGCACAAACGAGATTAACTCATGCTGAAAGAGATGATCTTTATGAAGATAGAGTTAATCCAATCGCTTCATTCCCAGGTCAAGGTGTAGTAGTTTGGGGACAAAAGACCTTACAAGGTCGTCCATCAGCACTTGATAGAGTGAATGTTCGTAGATTGTTAATTAAACTGAAGAAGTTTATTGCATCTTCAAGTAGGTACTTGGTATTTGAACAAAATACTACAGCAACAAGGAATAGATTCCTTAACATTGTGAATCCTTTCTTAGAATCAGTACAAGCAAATAGTGGTTTATCCGCATTCAGAGTAGTGATGGATGATACAAATAATACTGCAGACGTGGTTGATAGAAATCAACTCGTTGGACAGATATTTATTCAACCAACACGGACAGCTGAATTTATTGTATTGGACTTTGTTGTTCAACCTACCGGAGCTTCATTTCCAGAATAAGTTTAATCAATAGATTAACTAAACAAAAGCCCCTCTTTTTTGAGGGGTTTTTTGTTGCCCGATATATTTATATATGAAGATACTATAAAACTTCTATAAAACTTTGAAAAATGAATATAACGATTTTTTATAAAATTGATATTTATAGTTGAAGAATTAAACTTATTGGAGATTAAAGATGCCAGAACTATTAGATCCTTCTGAAATAATGTTCACACCATTTGAACCGAAAACTAAAAATCGGTACATCATGTATATTGAAGGGATACCAGCTTATCTTATAAAAACTGCTAATAGACCTTCAATTGCATTTGAAACTATAGAACTTGACCACATCAATGTAAGACGGTATGTTAAAGGTAAGGGAGCTTGGGAAGAATTAGAAATTAGTTTATATGACCCAGTTGTTCCGAGTGGAGCACAAGCTGTTATGGAATGGGTAAGATTATCTCACGAATCAGTAACAGGTAGAGATGGTTATACAGATTTTTATAAGAAAGATATAACTATTAACGTTTTGGGACCTGTTGGTGATAAAGTTGAGGAATGGACATTAAAAGGAACATGGATTGTAAACGCGAATTTTAATGATTTGGATTGGTCAAACACTACTGATCCTGCAGACATTACTCTTACATTAAGATACGATTACGCAATATTACAATTTTAATTTAAGGAAAATTTATAATGAAACGATTATTTTTAATATTATTGGTTGCATTTCTATTTGGGTGTAGTTCATCCGATTCTAAAAAAGAATCTTCTAAGGAAGATAGTAAATCTACTGAAAATGAAAAAGTTCAAGATTCACCATTTACTGAAGAAGAGGAAAAAAGGATGGAAGAACTTTTGGATGAACAGTCAGATTCAGATTATATAGGAAACGATGCAAGATCAAAAAAGAAAGATTAATAAAAAAAGGAGTTAATTATGGCAATCATAGCAGATAAAGCTTGGTGGAAATCAAAGACAGTATGGACATCAGTAATCGCTGGTGTTGTTGGAGTAGCACAAGCAGCAGGTCTTATAGAAGCAGTACCTGAAGTTGTTTGGACATTACTCGCAGCATTTGGTTTGTACGGAGTTCGTGACGCTGTTGGAAAAGCATAATTCAACAGTAAGTAGTATTTTAAACTGGGGATTTTAATATCCCCAGTTAGTTTTATAATTAGTTATATTGTATAGGTTACTATTCAATAATATTTTACATTAAAGGAGAAAGAACATGGCAGATGAAAAACGCCAATTTCCAACCGAAGTAATAGATTTGCCTTCTAAGGGATATTTTTATTCAGAAGATAATCCATTATCAAGTGGTCAGTTGGAAATTAAATATATGACAGCACGAGAAGAGGATATATTAACGTCTGTTAATTTAATTCAGAAAGGTTTAGCTATAGATAAATTGTTAGAATCTTTAATTATTAATGAAGATATTAATATAAAAGATATTTTGATTGGTGATAAGAATGCAATTATGATAGCATCAAGAGTTTTGGGTTATGGAAAAAAGTATGTTGTTAGTGTGGATAACGAAGAAGTAGCAATAGATTTAACGGCATTAAAAGATAAAGAAGTAGATTTATCTAAATATGATAAAGGAAAAAATGAATTTCCTTTTACTTTACCTAACTCGAAACGAAATATTACTTTTAAGATTTTAACTTGGGGGGATGATGAGTTAATCGAGAAAGAATTAGAAGC